CGCCTCAAACCTGCTCGATCAGGCGAAAGTCCCGATGAGCAACCGGTCTCTAGTGATTTCGCCTAAAGATCGAATCGCGCTTCTCGCCAGCCCCGATCTAACTAATTATTTCGCGTTTGCGCGCCCCGAAGCCATTGCCAATCGCAGCCTTGGGAACCTCTATGGCTTCGATGTGTACATGTCGCAGCTTGTGCCGGTCGTCGCTGGAACGCCGAACTCGACAAAGAATCTGGCGATTCACAAGAACGCGATGATCTTGGCTACGCGGCCCTTGGGCGAGCCGGAAGGTCAGACAGGCTTGCAGGCTTCATCACTCGTTGACCCGGAAAGCGGAATTGCAATCCGCGTTCTGAAGATGTACGACATCGCGGCCCGCGCGCATCGCATCGGCTTCGACGTGCTCTATGGCTTCTCGGTCTTGCGCCCGACTATGGGCGTGATCGCTCTCTCGTAAAGGAGGGCTTCATGCCGCGATACATCGTAAACGCGGGCGGCGCGTTTCACTCCGTGGGCGATGCGGAGTTTCAGGCGCTCGTCGCCAGGCGCGGCTGGCGTGAAGCAAGCACGGAAGAAGCCCGCCGCTGGTATGAGAGCCAGGGCTTACCCGTTCCCCCCGATCTACTTCCCCAACAGGCAGCCGATGCGAGTAGTAGCGCGAGCACAGTTCACAAGCCCGATCTTCCGCCCGCAGGAGGTGGAGGCGGCGCTCGCAAACGTGGTCGCTAGGACGGCGTTTGATTACGAGCGGCGGGTGAAAGAGCAGATGGCCGGGCCTAAAACGGGCCGCATCTATCGCCGCTCTGCAATCACTCGCGCGGACTCTCCACTACTGCCCAAGGGCTTGCGCCGGCACACGACTGAGAAGGGCAACACGCGCGTTACGGTGGGCTATCGCATTCACCAGGCGTCGGCTCCGGGCGAAGCTCCCGCGATCGATCTGGGCCAACTTTTGAATAGCTCCGTGGTCACAGTTGACGGCATGAGCGCACGGGTAGCCTGGACGGCTGAGTATGCGGCTGATTTGGAGTATGGAACGTCTCGAATGTTGCCGCGCCCATTCGCCGAACCAGAGGCCGAAAAGATAGAGCCGGTCTTTATTGAACGTCTCAGCGAAGCCGTCACGCTACTTTGTGAGTGAGGCAAAGATGGATCTCGACAAGCCCGTCAACGCCTTTCGGCATCATTGGAATTTTCGCACAGGGCGGGGAAGAATGCGCGGTGTGCCGTGCTCGTGCTCAACGCCTTTCGGCATCGGTGGAGTTCTCATTGTAATGGATAAACGCCTAATAGGGGGTGTTTTCCATGCCTACTAATCTCTACGCAGCTTCGACGGATTTGGCGGCACGAGCGCCAGGGATAATGCCCTTGAATCCTGACGGCACCCTTCCGGCGGCAAGCCAGGCTGCCGGAGACGCATTGATCGAGGCGATCTCGCGCGCGATCGACAGCAAGACGCGCCGCAAGCCCGGCGCTTTCATGCCGTCGCCCAGCAGCCCTAGCCCGCTCGTCGTCTACGGCGACAACAAGTACTGTTTGGAGCTTCCCGAACACGTCATCGGGTCGATCACGACAGTGACGACGATCACGGGAATGACCGCGCCGTCTTGGGTCGAGATTCGCGGCTCGATCTGCACCGTTGACAGCACCGGCGTACTCTCGCGCCTTGATAAATGGCGCGACGGCGTTCCCTACACGGTCACGGCCAGGTGGGGCTATGACACGACGCCGGCGGACATTCGAGAGGCGACGCTTGTTTGGGCAGCGATGAGGGCCAGGCTCAACGCTGGTGATATGAGCGGCGCTGTAACGACGATCTTGCGCGACGGCTCGACCCTGATGCGTGACGATGTTCCGCCGGCCGTCAAAGACTTGCTCGCTCCTTACATCCTTCCAGAGAAGGAGATCGAGGACGATCAAAAGGGGCTACTCGAATACGGCGATATTCGATCGGACGATGACAGCCCCCATGAGCCTTGGATGGACCCGTTTCGCAGGGGTTGGTGAGTGAATGCCGTTAACACTGCCCACAGATCCCGTCCAAATGGAGCTTGCCGTTAGGGCGGCTATTGTCGCGCTACTGCAAGCGGCTGATTCGAGCCTTGCGCCTGGATTGCAGCCGCGCGTGTGGGACCATCCACGCTTTGTGCAATCCGAGCAGGAGTGGCTAAAGGTCGCGGCCATCCAGAACCCTCAGAACAACCAGACGGGTCAGCTCGAAACGCGCGTTGTGTTCATCGAGCTTCAGCGCGTCGCCGAAACGGACGAGGGCGCCTGCTTTCACACTCAGATAGATTTGCGCTACGCGGTCGATGTCATGTTCGGCCTTGTTGACGATCAGCAGCGCAAAGACTCCTCGAACTCTCATGATGATTTCGTTGCATACGTGATGCGAGCCAGAGCAGCGTTTGCCGACCAGGCCAACCGCAGCTTTGGTTATCCACGCAACCAGATCGAGCACAAGCTCTTGCAGACGGTTCGTGATGCTCGTGTGGAGAAAATCGATTTCGCCACGGTTCACCGTTGGGAAGGCTCTGTGGACGTGATAGTGGGCTAAGGAGAGAGAGGACATGCCAGCAACTTTCAAACAGAAAAATGTCGTCGCGGCCTATGCGCCCAGCTTCAAGGCTCAAGCGAACCTTGCGACTGCGTTGCTCTCAACCGATCTTACGGCTTCGTTGCCGCTCTCGCGAGGAAACAGGCCGATGCCCGGCATCCGTAAGACCTACGACGAGACGTATGAATGCAGAGGCAAGTATCTCATCGGGCGAAGGCTCACCAGCCGCCTCGCGCTCTGGTCGCTCCGCTTTACCGATGTGAGCGCCGACTTCGTTGCGGGCATCCTGGCGATGGCGATGGGCGCGGCGGCGGTGCCGACAGGAACCGGCCCGCACATTCACGCGATCTCGCACGGCGGAAGCGACGACGTTCCGAAAACCTCATTCATCATCGGCACTCAAGACACCGACTCGGACGAGCCTTCGGAGCTTTACTCCGGGATGTGCGTCAACCGCGTGCAGCTCGCCGGCGAGGTGAGAGGCAAGGTCTCGATGGACGTGGACTTCGTTGGGTTGGCCAATCCGGTTGTACAGGGCGGCTTTGTCTTCCCGGCCTGCAACACGATCATTCCCGTTTACTCGAATGATTGCGCGCTGGTCATAAACGCCGTTGACTACACCGCCGACCTCCGAAGGTTCCAGTACACCTTTAACAACAACCTCGCGATTGCGGATGACCCCTTCCCCTTCAATGCAACGGACGCGGTACGCATTGAACGCGGAGACCAGGCTGAAAGCTCTCAGTTCTCTTTCACGCTCTACGGAACGAAGAATCACGCGGTTTATGTGTTGGCAGCGGCCGATACGACCGAGGCGGTCTCTCTGAGAATAGGAACGGCTACGGAAGGCACAACCATCGCGGCCACGGGCGCGCAACTCACTCTCCAAGACACCCCCATAGGTTACGCCGGAGAAGCGAATCGCTCCGTGATCAACGTTGACGCAATTCCCTTCAGCGTAGCAGGTGCTTACCCCGATAGCGTGAGCGCATCTCTCGCGCGAACACTTCAATATCTTGTTTGAAGTTCTTGAAGAAAGGAGGCAACGGAAAAATGAATCAGATCATTTTGGTAATCGCGGCGTCACAGATGACGGCGACCGGTAAATTGTTGGAGACCCTGAAGCCGGACCCGAAATCAAAGGAGTTTCTCATTGGCGAAGCTCTGGACTTGGGCGGTCAGGCTCTGGGAGCAATCGCGGGCGGAACGGTAGGCGCTGGCGTTGACGGCAAGCTCAAATTGGTTGCGGACGCGATCTATGAGCACTTGGGATTGTCGCCGCTTCAGTTGAGCGCGCCGGGCGCGGGCGCAGCGCCCCAAGCCGGGACGACTCAACAGCAGACCGACAGCGGCGCGCAGCAGCAGCCGGGCGTGTTGATAAGCGACTAGCACCAATCATTCAACCTATGACAACCGAGAATTTGGAGAGGGGGAGGTAATCATGGCAACAACAGAAGCGGACATCGATGCGGCGAGGGCGCAGAACCGCGCAGCTACAGCCGCGCAACAACAGGCGGCGCAAGCGCAGGCAGCCCAGTCGGCCCAACAGGAGCGGGAAGACTCTGCCGAGCGCGCCGAAGACGATGAGACTCAAGAGCGTGCTTATGGGCAGGATGAGCGCGACACCACGAGTCGGCAAAACATCATGAGCTACGCTTGGGAGGCGAATATCAAGCGGACCTATGATGAGTTTCAAGACCTGTCATTGACGATGGCGCGGCAGATGCAAAACCTGGTCTTCCAGGCCGCGCAGAACGCCATCTCCAACGCGAACATCTCGACGCAGATGTTGCTCGACAACATGAATCAGGCGTCGAAGGCAGCCTTGAGGCACGCCGACTCGATGAATGCCGCTGTGACTGAGAAGTTTACGGCGACCATCAGCGCCAACAAGCCATAACGGTATACCCAAAGAAGGGCGGGAGCATGGGAGTAGCCCGCCCGCACAAGTGAGACGCGCGGCTTTACCCGGGTAAAGCCGCGCGTCACACACACCGTGAGGAGAAAACCCGTGGGATTTTCCAAGGCGGCGCACGAAAAGGAAGTAACCATAATCGCCACGCATCCCTTCTGTCCGGGTGTGCAATTCGAGTTCGATCTACCCAAGCGCATGCCTCAAGCGGCCATCGATGCGGAGCGGCACATGCTTGGACTGCCCGAAACGGCGCGAGGGGACGCGCACCGGCTTGCACTCATTGAAGTGATCGGAAAGCTATTACTGCGAGAGCCGCGCGGATTCGATGACTTTCCAGAAAAGGAAGTATTAAACGCGCGCGGAGACGATCTGAGCTTTCGTGCGCGCTCTTACTTCGATGACCCCGACGTGCCAGAGCTTGAGCAAATCCTCGTCATGGTGTGGAGGGCGTACAGGCAAATGAACTTGCCGAGCGCCTACCTCAAAAGCGTTCAAGCTGTTAGCGCGGGAAACGGTGACGCTCCAAGAGCAGCTAAGGAAGCTCAACCCCAGCTTTGACGATTGCCCCGCTCCGTGCGCGATTCGCTATGAAGAAGGAGAGCAGCCAACCGATCTACCGGACCTTTGCGAGCGGTGCGACGTGCGCGCTCAGATCGGATTCTATGAAGCGCACGCCCGTGAAGAGATCGAGCGGCGGTTCCCCGAAGGGTGCGAATGGAGCTTTCAGACGTTAGAGGCTGACGTGACGAGAGTGCAGCGGATTGACCGACAGGTGAGGGGCAAAGGCTACCCGCGCGGATGCGATGAATTGACGGCGCGGCTTCTCGACATCATGAGGCGCGAAGAGTACAGGCCGTTGCGAATCATGAGGTGGGAGAGCGAGCAGAAACGCAGGAGTGAATCATGAGATTCGACACTGGACGGTTTTGGACGGTGTACACTACCCACTTCGGCCACTTGCCACAGTCGATCGAGAAGCAAGGCACGGAGACTCTTCTAGGCTTACTCTCTTCTGACCCCCAGATCACGCGCCTCGAATGGGCCGCTTACATCCTCGCAACGATCAGGAATGAGTGCGGGTCGAACATGCAACCCGTCAAGGAGATCGAAGCCGGGCGCAGCTCGCTCGTTTGGATTCGCTATCAGTCGAAGTACTGGAACACGGGATATCAGGGTAGAGGTTTTTCCCAAATCACTTGGAAACAGAATTACGAGCAATTCTCGCAGCTTCTCTATGGCGATGATCGACTGGTGAAGAATCCCGATCTAGTGATGGACCCCAAGGTTGGGTACCAGATTTTAGCGACTGGAATGGTTCGCGGACTCTTCCGCCGGCGCTCACAAAGCTCCGCTTTCAAGCTCTCCGACTTCTTCAACGACAAAGCAGAAGACCCGACCGGCGCACGCCAGATCGTTAACGGAATCGGCGGCGTGGCATACCGCTATGCTCTAAGGGTGACGGAGTATTACCACCAATATAAACCCTGCTTGGAAGCGTCGTTGGTTTCAACCGCGCCCACGTCGCCCGTGACGCCAGCACCCGCCGCGCCGACACCCGTCGCCAAATCCGGCGATACCTCCGGGGCTACGCCCACACCCGCCGAGGCTCCATCGAGCAGTCCTCCACCTACTACGCGGCAAACCTACACGGTTCAGCCAGGCGATAGT